GTTTCAAGGTCGCGCATTCGGTAAAGAGATGCCGAAGTATATTACGATTATGCTTGATGAGACTGCACCTAAACTTTATGGACTAGACAAAGTGAACTTTTCCGAAAAAATCTATGTTGTTGAGGGTCCAATCGATTCCATGTTTATAGATAATAGTATTGCTATGGCAGGTGCAGATGCAACGAAGTTACCTAGCAATGGTGATTATGTGTTTGTGTATGACAACGAACCACGCAATCCAGAAATTGTCAAGCGTATGAAGAAACATATTGACAATGATGATACAATTGTGATATGGTCCGACAACATCGGCGAAAAAGATATTAATGATATGATTATTGCAGGAAAAAGCAAGTTAGACATTATGGACATTATAAGTAAGAACACACATAAAGGTCTAAGTGCAAGAATGAGGTTTAGTGAATGGAAGAAATGCGAATAGATATAGTTGATGGGTTTATTCTACCTGATGAATTGCATAAGATAGAAAAATTAATAGTAGACCTGACATGGAATCCATTTGAGGGTGATGTTTATGAAACTAAAACTTATCCTAGTGGCATCAGTGCCGAACTTGAAGGCGAGATTAGAGAAATATTAGATGAGCGTGTATTAGAACAAGCATATGCTCTTACATCTACTAAACTAAGAATTAGTAGAGCATATGTAAATGGTTGGAAACCTAATGAAATTAGTTTTCCTCATAAAGACATGGTTCATACAACATGCTTAATATATCTAAACAGAAAGTATGACCGAAAGTATGGTGGTGAGACATTATTTTATGATGAAACAGGCGATGCTCATTATGCAATAACACCTACACCTATGAGAGCGGTGTTTTTTGATGGGTGGATAGAGCATAAAGCAACATCATTCAACCATCTATTCATGGGCGGATACAGACACACAATAGCATATAAATTAGTGGAAGAGGAATAAATTATGAAATTTCAAAGTACAAAAGCAAAAGTAAGAAAAGAAACACCAATGTCATTTAATACAAATGAAGTTGATGTGACATTTATTGATAATGTTGTTGACCAAGAAGATGCGGACCATCTTGTTAAAAACTTAGATGTTAATGATTATGAAGAACTAATTTCTATTGCAGATGAAATTAAAAATCATGTGTGCAATTCTGATCCGAAGTATCGCAGATACTTTAATAGTAAACCTTATGATGTTCAGGTACATAATTTTGAATATGATGTGTATCCAGAACCATTTAAAGGAAAAGAGAATGAAGTACTAGTTATGCTTTGTATGTGTAGTTCTTGGTCAAAAGATTGGGGTGGAGAAGTAATTTTCTTTGAACAATCTGAACCTTCAGAAGTATTAGCATCGTATCCAGGTAGAATTATCGTCCAAGATGGAGAAACTTGGTCAAAAGTAACACAACCTAATGTCGCGGCAGTAGGTCCACTAAAATATTTATTTTTCAGATTGAATTAAAGGGAAGCAAATGACACCAACCAGAGAAGATATTCTGGTCATCAAAAATGATGGTCGGAAAGAAACATTAGACATTAGAAAAATTCAAAAAATCACACAAGAAGCGTGTGATGGTTTGCATGGCGTATCTGCATCACAAGTAGAAATGAATTCAGGTATTCAGTTCTTTGATGGAATTGAAACTAAAGACATTCAAAAAATTCTTGTGAAATCTGCTTCCGACTTGATTTCATTAGAAGCACCTAACTATGAATACGTTGCGGCGCGATTGTTGCTGTACGGATTACGCAAAAACGTATTTGGTGAGTATGAATATCCTTCTCTGTTAGAGCATGTGAAACATAACATTGACCGTGGTGTGTATGATAAGGAATTACTATCATACTACGATGAAGATGAGTGGTCTAAACTAGATGCTATGATTTATCATCAGCGCGACTTAAACTTCACTTATGCTGGATTACAGCAAGTGGTTGACAAGTACTTAGTACAAGACAGAAGCAACGGTGATATCTATGAGACACCTCAGTTTATGTATTTGCTTATCGCCGCAACTTTATTCGCGCAATATCCTAAGGAGACAAGACTATCATATGTCAAAAGATACTACAACGCAATCTCACTATTCAAAATCAATATTCCAACGCCTGTTATGTCAGGTGTCAGGACCCCTATACGTCAGTTTGCATCTTGTGTTCTTGTGGACGTTGATGACACTCTTGATTCCATTTTTAATTCTGATAGTGCTATTGGATACTATGTTTCACAACGGGCGGGCATTGGTATTAATGCTGGCAGAATTCGTGGAATCAATTCTAAAATTCGTGGAGGTGAAGTACAACATACTGGTGTCATTCCTTTCCTCAAAAAGTTCGAAGCGACAGTAAGATGTTGCACACAGAATGGTGTGCGTGGTGGTTCTGCTACTACTCACTTTCCTATTTGGCACAAAGAGATTGAAGATATTCTTGTACTGAAGAACAACAAAGGTTCTGAAGATAATCGTGTTCGTAAACTTGACTACTCAATTCAGTTGAGCAAGTTATTCTATGAGCGTTTTTTGAAGAGTGAAGACATTACTTTATTCTCACCACATGATGCTCCTGGTCTATATGAAGCATTCGGTACGCCTGAGTTTGATGAAATGTATCTCAAGTATGAGAGAGCATATTCTGTACCTAAGAAGACTGTACCTGCTAGAGAGTTGATGATTAATCTACTCAAAGAACGTGCAGAGACCGGTCGTATCTATCTTATGAACATCGACCACTGTAATACTCATAGTTCATTCAAAGACCGTGTGTACATGAGTAATCTGTGTCAAGAGATTACACTACCAACTACACCTATTCAGCATATCGATGATGAGAATGCTGAGATTGCTTTGTGTATTCTATCTGCAATCAACATTGGTCAGTTGAAGCATACAGATGAGTTAGAAGATTTGTGTGACTTAGCAGTTCGCTCACTAGATGAGATTATTGACTATCAGAAGTATCCTGTCATTGCCGCTGAGAAATCAACTAGAGCAAGACGGTCTTTAGGAGTCGGATATATAGGTCTAGCACATTACCTAGCAAAGAACAAAGTCAAATATGATGATCCTAATGCATGGGAACTTGTAGATGAACTATCTGAGAGTTTTCAGTATTTCTTGCTGAGAGCATCTAATCAACTTGCTCAAGAAAAAGGTAAATGTGAGTACTACGACCGAACTAAGTATGCAGATGGTATTCTACCTATTGACACATACAAGAAAGAGGTCGATGAGATTTGCAACAGAAAGTTAAGTCGTGATTGGGATAATCTTAGAGCAGACATCAAAGCATACGGACTCCGCAACTCAACTCTGTCCGCACAGATGCCATCAGAGAGTAGTTCCGTTGTGTCAGGAGAAACTAATGGAATCGAACCTCCTAGAGCATACCTGTCCGTTAAGAAAAGCAAAAAAGGGACTCTTAAACAGATTGTTCCACAGTATACTACGCTAAAGAATTCATATACTCTATTATGGGATATGAAAAGCAACGAAGGATATATCAAAGTCGTTGCGATGATGCAGAAGTATTTCGACCAAGCAATCAGTGGTAACTGGTCATACAATCCAGAAAACTACGAGAATAATGAAGTGCCAATCTCAGTGATGGCGCAAGACCTACTTACAACCTATAAGTATGGATGGAAGACTGCTTACTATCAGAACACATATGATGGTAAGAAAGATGATGATGAAGAAGTAGAAACAACTGAAGTGCAATTGCAACCTAGTGAACTAAGTGGTGATGATGAAGCATGTGATGCCTGTGCAATTTAAGGAAAAAAGTAATGACAAGTGTATTTAACAAAAACAAAGTAGATTTCAAAAAACAACCAATGTTCTTTGGTGAAGACCAAGGTATGCAAAGATATGATGAATTCAAGTATCCTGTCTTTGATAAACTCACACAGAAGCAACTTGGGTTCTTTTGGCGTCCAGAAGAAATTTCATTGCAGAAAGACCGCAATGATTATAATGAATTGCGTCCTGAACAAAAGCACATCTTCACATCTAATCTAAAGTATCAGATTTTGCTTGATAGTGTTCAAGGTAGAGGACCTGCGTTAGCATTTATGCCTTACTGTTCTTTACCAGAACTAGAAGGTTGTATTATTGCATGGGACTTCATGGAGACTATTCACAGTCGTAGTTATACATACATGATTAAGAACTTGTATGCAAACCCATCAGAGGTTTTCGACACAGTTGTTGATGATGAAAAAATTATGAAACGTGCAGATAGTATTACAAAGTGTTATGATGATTTCATTGATTATGCAAAACGATATGAATTGAATGGTGAAGGTACCACAAAAGAATTAAAACGCAAATTATGGAGAGCATTAGTTACAGTGAATATTTTAGAAGGTATTCGCTTCTATGTTTCATTTGCGTGTACTTTTGCATTTGGAGAGTTGAAGCAAATGGAAGGTAGCGCAAAGATTATCTCATTCATTGCGAGAGATGAAAGTCAACACCTTGCTATTAGTCAACATATTATTAAGAATTACAAGAATAACGAAAATGACAAAGAAATGCTTGCTGTTATTGATGAAGAACAAGAGTTCATGTATGACATGTATCGTCAAGCAGTAGATGAAGAAAAAGAGTGGGCAAAGTATCTATTCAAAGATGGTTCTATGATTGGTCTCAATGAGAAACTATTATCAGACTATGTTGAGTGGGTAGCAAACAAGCGTATGAAAGCAATTGGACTGAACGCAATCTATGATATCAAACCAGGAGACAACCCACTACCGTGGACTCTTCATTGGTTAAATAGTTCTGGTCTTCAAAACGCACCACAAGAAACTGAAATCGAATCCTATGTCATTGGAGGTATTAAGCAAGATGTTGATAAAGACAGTTTTGCTGGATTTACTTTATAGAGGACAACATGGGGAAACCAAAAACATATGCTTGTTTAGAATGTCATGCTGAGTTTAGATTAGCACATAACATGGATGAAGAATATTATGTAGTGAGTGCCTGTGCATTTTGCGGAGGTGAATTAGAAACAGAAGAAGAATATTATAGTGATGAAGAGGATGAATAATATATGAAACTGAATGAATATCGTGAATTTGTAAGTGAAGTAACTAGTCAAGAGAGTAAAAACTTGACACACTTAGAAAGAAAATTGCAAGAGTTAGACCACAAGTGTAATATTAGTACACTACTAACGGCGAGTATTGGATTATCTAGTGAAGGAGGTGAATTTAGTGAAATCGTCAAAAAGTGTGTGTTCCAAGGAAAGAATTTGGATGATGATACCATTTTTCACCTCAAACGAGAGTTGGGGGATATCCTTTGGTATTGGGTTAACGCATGTAGCGCATTGGATTTAGACCCACAAGACGTTTTAGAAGAAAACGTGCATAAATTAGAAAAGCGTTATCCAGGTGGCGCATTTGATGCATGGTTCAGCGAGAACCGTAAACAAGGAGACTTATAATGAGAGATACATTAATCAGTGCTTTCAAAGCACATGCAATTGGACACATTGAGAAGCATCGTGCCAATGTAGAAGTATATCTGCACAATCCTGCAGGAATTGGAGAACATCCAGATATCATCGAAGCGATTGAAACTGAAATGAAACAGATTGCAGAATATGATGATATGCTAGAGATGATGTCGAAATATTTCGAACCAAGTGCAGGTCCATATACAGAAACTAAAATACCATAATGTATGTAGGAATTGACTATTCTTTGAGTAGTCCAGCAATTTGTATATCATCGACAGAAGAATGTAAAATCGATGATTGCAAATTCTATTTTCTTACAACAAAGAAAAAGTATGAAGGCACCTGGAATAACATCTACGGTGACCTTCATAAAGAATGGACTACTCCCTCAGAGAGATACCACAATATTTCGCAGTGGGTTCTTGATACAATTAAGTATATACCTGCACATGGTATTCTCAACCAAGTAACACTAGAAGATTATGCTATGGGTGCTAAAGGTCGTGTATTTCATATCGGTGAGAATGCCGGTGTACTTAAATATAGACTTTGGAAACAAAACATACACACTAGAGTTATCTCACCGAGTGAAGTAAAAAAGTATGCGACAGGTAAAGGAAACGCCAATAAAGATAAAATGTATGAAGCGTTTCTGAACGAGCATAAATATAACATAAAGCAAATTATGGGACAGGATGCTACATTAGATAATCCTGTTACGGACATAGTTGATGCTTATTATATCTGTAAGGCGGGAATACATGCAGTATCTAGATAACTTAGACGGTGTTATATATCAAGAAACACTAATGAGCAAATATAGAACTCTCTATGAAAATTGGGGAGTATCTAATTTGATATTTGTTTATTTGAACATAGCATATATCAAAAACCAACATAACATTAATGTTGCTGAACATGAAGAGTGGAAGACCATCTGCGATTTATTAATCAGCAAATGGGATGATATGGCAAGTCTTTCAGACCCAATATTTGCAACAGAATTAATGTCTAAAGAGTTAGTTGAACAATATGAAATTCCTGAGTTAAGTGAGTGGGAGGATGATATTGTTGAAAGAGCATCTTCTTGGTATTCTAGACGAACAGCATGATATTAGCATTACTCACACTATTATCAGCAATTAGTATATCCGCAGTTGCGGCATTGTACTCATTGTTAGGTCTTGCCGCAATTTTTAGTGCCGCGAAGATACCTGTACTATTGATGGGTGGAGTTCTAGAAGTATCGAAACTTGTCACAGCATCGTGGTTATATAACAACTGGAAAAGAACTCCAATACTATTGAAGTCGTATCTAACGATTGCTGTTGTAGTATTGGTATTTATAACATCAATGGGAATCTTTGGATTTCTATCAAAAGCACACTTAGACCAGACCATCAGCGCAGGCGACAATACACTTGAAATCACACAAATCGAAAAGCAGATTGATAGACAAAACAAGCGTATCGTTGATGCTGATACAGTTATTGAACAACTAGATAAGTCAGTACAAACGCTGATTGACTACGACCGTATCAGAGGTAAAGATGGCGCAATTGCAGTACGCGAGACACAAAAAGAAGAACGTGCATCACTGAATAGTATCATTAAAGAAGCAAGTGATAACATAGCAGAACTAAATAGTAAGAAATTAGAGTTAAGTAAAGAACAACTTGCAATTGAAGCAGAAGTTGGACCACTAAAGTATATTGCTGAACTCATCTATGGTGATGAAGCAAAAGACCACTTTGATGAAGCAGTACGTTATGTTATTTTACTTTTGATATTTGTATTTGATCCATTAGCGGTATTGCTGTTGATTGCCGCGAACCAATCACTAAGAGACTATCGCAAAGTAAAAGTTGAGAATGATAATATTGCAGACTTTACAGAGGTAGACGCACATGAAATCAAGTTACCGGAAGAAAGTACCGAAACTGAAGAAAGTGGTGAGAGTGCGTCCGAAGGTGACCGAGTTGAAAAAGCGATGCAAAGCAACGAAGTCGAAGAAGTCAAACTTATTGTAACAGAAGATGAGCGTGAGTTATGGGAAAAGTTCAAAGAGAGAAAAGAACATAAAGTACCCAACAGTGGAATTATGCATGTTGAGCATGAAGAAGTTATAAAAAAGGTAGAGAAATGATTAAGAATTTTAAAGATGTTGTAGTGCTACTGATTACAGGTGGCGTACTATTACTACTAGGAGTTATCATTATCGGTGACTATTGGGTAGCACTAGAAGAAAACAGACCAGTTGATGACAGTGTTATTACACTTATGAAAATGTCAGTAACAGGGTTGATTGGCGTCATCGGTGGATACATCGGTGGGAGTAAATAGTAATGCATGAGTATAAAGCAACTATGTTAAGAATTGTCGATGGTGACACAGTAGATGTGGACATCGATTTAGGTTTTGGAGTATGGTTACGCAAGCAACGAATTCGCTTGTATGGTATCGATACACCAGAAAGTCGCACAAGAGACTTAGAAGAAAAGCACTATGGTAATCTATCAAAGAACTTTATCAAAGACAGACTACCAGTAGGAACTGTGTTTAAGATTAGAACAGAGAAAGATGCTAAAGGTAAGTTTGGACGTATTCTAGGAATACTACTAGACAGTAACGATATCTCATTAAACGATACTATGATTGCACAAGGATATGCAGTACCATATCACGGACAGTCTAAAGAAGATATTGAAGCAGAGCATTTAAATAACAGAGTACGCTTGACCGAAGCAGGTCTTGGATACGATTTTAACTTGGATAAATAGTAATATGGCACACTTAATGGAAGACATGAACAATAGAATAGTTAGTCTCATTCGAAAGAGTGATGATAAAGTCTTTCCTGCTGAAGTGAGAGCAATTCCTAATAGATTTCTTGAAAGTATGGTAGGTGAGACTATCACACTAGCATGGCAAGATAGTGAGGATAACTTTACAAACAAGAGTATAGTTTTAACTTATGATGAGAATTCTCGTTGGGACTGGGAAAATGATACGTTTAAATGTACATTTGCTATTCCTGATCCACAACAAGAAGTTGCAGAGCAGACACCTAGAGGGGTGTCACCTATTGCCGTAAAGGGTTCTGCAACACCAATATTAACCACTAAATAAGGAGTAAGTATGACAAACTGGATTAAAAACAGATTGGCAGAACGTACATCATTAGATGGACTTGCAATTATCGCAGTATCAGTAGTAGTTCTAGTGTTAGGACCACTTGCAGACCTCGCCGCATATGCCGGACTTGCATATGGAGCATGGACCATCTGGAAAGCAGAATAAACCCCTACACACCCAGTATCTAAGAAAAAAGCGGCATTTTTGCCGTTTTTTTTTGTCTTTTTTGTGGATTTCTCTTGACATTTACCAATTGATACGTTATAATGACTATGTAAGATAAGAAAAGAGGTTATATTATGAGAATTAAAGGTGCAATGTCAGTCTTAAATAAACGATGTGAATTCTTTGGGTTCACACTAGAACAGTTAATTGAGTTTATTGAGAAAAATCCTATGGCACAAGACTTGAAAACTCTTGAGGCATACAAAGTTTACAAAAAGGAGAATGTGTAATGTTAGCATATTGTGATAAAATCGCTGATGTAGTTCGTAAAGCACTATTGAAGTATGATCCCGATAATATTATCGGATTGATTGACCCTATCAAATGGGACTTACATCCCACTGAGGGATACTTTGTTTCTACCAAAAAGACTATCGACATGTGCGATATGAATGGTAAGAAATACCGTATTACTGTCGAGGAGATTTAGAATGAGTGACTACATCGCCTGCCGGATTGCACAACTGTTTATTATAGTTGTTTTTATAATGGGTGTTATGGCATTTATTGAAGATTTTACTTGACAACTCTAAAAAAGTGTGTTACTATAATACAATAAGAAAAGGAGTTATATTATGAATAATGTGAAAAATAAAATCCCAGAAATATGTGGGTGGATTGGAATGATCCTAATACATGGAGCGACTGCTCCAACATCAATTTCAGTACTGATGGGTTGGTCAACCAATCTACCACCACTGAACTTCATACTACTAGTATGGTTAGGACTGTTCTTGTTCCTAGTACGAGCAATCTATGCTAAAGATGCACTCTATATTGTATCTAATGCAATTGGATTCGCACTAAACTCTCTGTTGTTATCTTTAATCGCATTTCAGTGAGAAAGTGCTTGACATTCAATATAGATTGTGTTATATTAATGACTGTAATGAGGAGAATATATAATGTCTGTAGATGATATCAAAATGAAAGAACTTCTTGACGAGGTAGTTGTTACTATCGCTGACAAGAAATTGAAGCAGAAGGTCGATATTGAGCGTGACCGTCTTGCTAATGAAATCCAGCAGTTCGAAGCATGGATTGAAGAAGAGGCGGCGAAGTTTCAATATCAACGCGAAGTCGAGATGGGGTATTAATTATGTACACATGTGCTAAATGTAAAGGTAACAACTATGCGGCAGATGAGTTCTCTTGCTATTCTTGTTTTACATGCATTGATTGTGGTGGGTGTGATTGTGACCCGTATCCTGAACAAGACATACCAGAAGCACAAGAGATGATTGAAAATGAACAAGGGTTTATGGATTTAGATTACGGGCAACAAAAAATCTAATGGAGACTGTTATGGAACGCAAATTGAAAGTAGTTGATATTATTGCTAAGACAATTGACCAGATTATGTTAGATGGTGAATTTGTTGGTAACTCTAATACTGGTTACCGAGGTGACGCTCCAGGAATTCGGTCAACTAAAGATAAGATTGTCGAATACTATAACACTCCAGCGCAGAAGCAGTTCAACGATGCTGTATGGAAAGAAACATTCAATGTATATTCTTACTTTCAGACTTTAGTTCCTAAAGAGACTGAGAGTGAGTTTCTACATAAGTTGGTTGCTATCTGTCAGAATGAAGAAGTTGACATGAAAGACTTAGGTTATGTTGTCGCTTCTGTTCCCACTTATCGTAACAAGAAAAAGAAAGAAGATATTGAAAGTGAATATGCTAATAGTACTTATGTTGGTATAGTAGGTAAGCGACAAAACTTCTTTATTAAGTTTTTGTCAAAGAAGTTCATTCCTGCCGCCGACTGCTATCTATATACATTTGTTGATAGACATAAAAATCTCATTAAAGCGTGGGTTTCTATTGAGAAAGATGAGCAGTACAATTTTGTTGAAGGTGATTGTATTGACCTGGATGCATATGTGAACAAACACGAGGCAAATAAATATAACGCATTGCGCGAAACAGTTATCAACAGAATTAAAATTATTGAAAATAAAGGACAAGCATAATGAATATAGGTGTATGGACTAAACCACAGTGTCCGTATTGTGATATGGCAAAACAATTACTCAACCAAAAAGGTCTAGAGTATACTGCAGTAACACTAGGTGAAGAATTTACGCGAGATGATGTAGTGGCGAAATTCCCCACAGCGCGAACTTTTCCTATAATTACTATTGACAATGAGTACATTGGAGGGTATAATGAACTCAAACGAAAACTTGAAGGAGAATAAGTATATGTATGATGAATTGATTAATGACTTGCGTGATGGT